ACCCGCTCTGCAATGAATTGCAGTTCTTTCGGGATGATCAGCTTTGTGCCACGAACAGCAATTTTCAGTCCACGCTCGTCAGTCAGTCCCGCAATGTCGATCAGCATCTGCTCAAGAGAAGTCTCGTTGAGGTCAGCCGCAGTAGCCAGAATGTTGCTCTGGTTACCGGACAATGATGGGTGAGCATTTGAACAAAGTGCTGCACCGTCGCCGATTGGGCTGCCTGTGCTGAACGCATTGTTCAGGATTGCAGCAGCTTTAATCTGCTTGGTCTGAGCCATTGAACGGGCCAGAGCCTTGGTGTAGCGTGATGCCAGACGGTCGTACAGGTTGTCCTCGATAGCTTCCTCAGTGATTGAGAATGCCAGAGCGATTGTCTCATGTGTGTACCGTGCTGTGTAGGTCTCTTGAGCATCGTCAAAAGTGATGGCTGCGCCTTCACCTTTGGTTGGTGCTGTTGAGAAACCCCCGAGCATCACTTCTTCTTCAAATGCACGATCTGAAGACTCTTCGTCGAAGATTTCAGCGTGTTCATTTTCGTAGCGGTCGTACTCAAGTCCGAACAAGGCATTCAGGCCGGGCTCAAGCTCTTTCGCTAGTTGTGCGCGAGAAATAGCCATTTTCTATCCCCTTTCCTAAACGCCTGTTGAGGTCGCAGTAGTCTGCGAGTCAAAACGGCTTGTGTTGGCGTTGAAATGTGCGTTCAAACGAACGATCAACGGAATGCCTGCTGCGGTGTAGTCGTTGTTAGCAGCATCATCCATGATCCCTACAATCCGCAACGGCAGAGTAGCAGTTGTTGCGATTGAAGACACGCTAAGTGCACCGTTTGCAGAACCTGTGTCGGTGCTGCCGGTACGTGCTGAAGTGCCCAGAGAAGCGTTTGCAAACACGCCTGCCAGTGCAGTTGCACGGTCAGTCAATGATGCGTCAGACGCGACTTTGAACAGTTGGTTTGGATTGTCAGCTACAAACGCCTTTACAGGGTAGTTTGTGTCAACGCTGACTGAACCAGAACCCGGCCAGTAGTTGAGCCATACAGGCTTCTTCTGGACTGAGTCTTGGTATTGAATGCCCATCAGGACTCCCAGTGCCGGTGTTGTGCCGCCGCTTGTCGCGCCAGCATAATCAATAACGCCAGCCGCCGTAGGGGTGACAATAGCGTATTGAAAAATGGCATTGGTGTTGTTGGAAGCAATTTCGTACTCGGTTACACCGGTAGAATTAGCACCACTTCCAACTAGCCCGATTGGACGAAGACCGTAGGCAGTATTTTGATTTGCCATTTGAGTTTTCTCCTAATCAGGGCGACCCTGAAACTATTTCTGTGGGCCGCCAAAGGTTACACGAGATTGACGATCGGGTTTATTGATCGTCATGGTTGAATGTGCGTTCTCACGCATCATATCATGGTCAACCGCTTCCATTTGGTCAGCGCTGCGTTGTGCAAAGTACGCTGTCCGCTCGGCAATGGTTTCAACCGGGATACGAGCAAGAACAAGTCCACCTACTCCAAACACACCTTCGTATTTTCCTGATTCAACTACCGGGGCCTCAAAGTCTGGGTACTCGTCCTTACGAACCAGTTCCCAACCTTCGCGCATTTTAGCGCTGACGTTCTTCGTATCGTCAAAACCACGGGTTTCAGCCCGGATCCAACGATGCTTGAACCCATCCGGTGCAGGCGGTGCATCTAACATAGACGGGGGAGCCCACGGCTTACGCCTTGCCGTTTTCTCCCTAGTTTGTGTTGCGCGAGAAGTACGTTTAACAGTACCTTCAAACATTCCATTCTGTTCTTCAGACATTCTACGACTCCTTCACGTATTTCGCGTATTCTTCAAGCGGCACACCCAATTTCTTCGCTATTGCGACTTGGCTAGGGGTGAGTCTAACCTTTTTCCCACTACTGCGCCCAGAGGTATTGCGGGATACGGAAGCAACCGTCTGAGCGGGCCGTTTGCTACCACCGTTTAGCTTATGCGGAAACTCGCCCCGCATACGCCGATCTAGTTCAGTATAGTAGTCATCGGACTGCGGGTCAAACCCTTCGTCCTCAACTAATTTTTTATGTATGCCAAAAGCAGCATAAGTCATGGCCTCATCTTCGCCAAACCAGTCGTTTCGACGGGCCCACTGCTCTGCTTTCGGGTCAGGCCGACGAGGGGTTTGGGCAGGCATGGGTTGAGCTACCGCAGCTTGGCGTTGCGCCTGTAGCTGTTGAGCATATCGCGCCTGCTGAACCTTTGCCTGTTGAGCACGGTCATTCTCAATAGCCAAACGTGTAATTGTCCGTTGAGCTTCTACAACCCCGTTAGTGTCCCCCATTTCAATGGCGCGAGCTAATTTCTCTTCCGCACCGGTCATCTGGGTTTCAACACGGCTACTGTATTCGTTGACATAATTGGTGTCCAACGCGTCCATGCGGCTTTTTAGGTTCTGCGCCTCTGCCTGTACCCCTTGGGCATATCTAATTGCTTCTTCGCGCTGACGCTCCGCTTCACGCATTTTCTTAGTCAAACGATCAATGCGTTTTTGTGTGGCGCTATCCGCTTTGTCGAAGTTATCTTCGGAGCCGCTTGCGTCTACCGCGTCGTTGTCATTTGCGTCGTCACCCGGAACAGAAATCTCTGTTTCTTGCGCGTCATCTAAATCTAATTCGATTTGATCTTCTCTTGGATTTTCTTCGGCCATTTTTTTCTCCTAGAAATGCAAAATATCTTCAGGTTCTTGAATTTTGGCTAAAACCTCGTCGTCATTCAAAATGCGGACTTCTCCGCCGTCTATCTTGAAACGAGACCCGGCATACCGGGCAAACATCACCCAGTCCCCTTGTTTACACCACGGACCAACCGGAAACTTTTCGGCGTCCTTGTAAGCTAACGCGCCCACCTTTAGGACGTAGCCAACCTGTGTGGATATTGTCTGCTCCTGCACAACGGCGTCGGGAAGATAAATACCGCCATCGGTTTTACCTTTGCCGCGATATGGCAGAATAAGCAAACGCCAGCCCGTCGGGTCTGGCATCCGTTCTAGAAGAGAACCCCCAATCTTTTCGGGGTCCAATGCTTTGTCAGTAACGTCGATGTATGCTTCGGCGAGGTTTGCGACTCCTTCAGATACACCGCTTAAATCAAGTTTTTGCGCTTCAGTCATTGCTTCGCTCCTGTTTCTCTAGCAGGCCCTTGAGTTCCTGTTCCACGTGATCTAGGGATTTTAAATTCCCCATAAGCTCACGATACTGCTCCATGTTCTTGACGTTGTCATAAAGTAACAAGTCTTGAACTGCTTGACGCCGTTCTTTGATTATCCTGAAAACGGCTTCAGCAAAGTAAATTTCATCCACTCGTATATCTCCGCATTAAATCTGATATGTTTTTATACCATATCTAATGCGAAGTCACGAGTTTCTTTTGTTCTTCTTAACCAACCTTTTCCAAAAGTGCTGTAAGTAGACAAACTTTTGTAAAACTCTTCACGATCTTTTGTTACATCCTCAATGATTTGCGACGCGTCAGCGGCCTCTACCGCTTCTAGGGTCTTGGGACCAATTGCACCATCCTGCGTGGCTCCTACGGCCTTCTGAAGGGCTTTAGCCGCCCTTCCCGGCCCGCTGTTCACGGCCCAATCGAAGATGCAGAAATCAACCCCCGCAGGAAGCTGGTCACCTTTAACTTTATCCCAGTATCCGTTTTTGTAAATTATTTGGATATGTTCTTCTGGGATATTTTTTAACTCGTCAACGTCCTCCAAGGGACGGCCCAAGAAATCAGCGTATGTTTTATGCGTAATTCCTTTGTTTGTTGCCCCTCCCGGATCTTCCGGATGAGAAACAAATCCGCCCTCGTGGTGAAGCACCATTTCAAGGCTTTTAAAAAAACTGGCTTCCATTATTTACCCTTCATGTATTTGCTTACAGCACGGTTCCCGAACCAGAAAGACATAATGGCGGCAAACAGCCCTTGCGTTTCAGGAGACCACATAAGCTCTACAGCATCTTTCCAGTCACCCCCGCTTTCCAAAACTTTTACGATGATCACGGCTTCTGTAGCTACAAACATCATAAAAAAGGCGTAGGTTATGACAGGACGTACAGAACCGCGCAAACCATTAACAAAACCTCCCGCATCAATGGATCTGTCATGCTCGTATATGCCTTTCGTTTCAGCTATATCCGCCTGTTTATCTAACTCCTGCAACTTTAGCGCGGAGCGTTTTTCCATCAACTCGGCTTCCATTTTCATGGTTTCTAGTTTCTGCTTATGCTCCTGCCCAGCTTTGAAAAAGTTTAGCACTTCCGGCAAGAAACTTGTGCCAAAACCCAATAAACTTCCAAGTAAACTCATCATGTGCTTAATCTCCCTTTTGGCAAAGCCTGACACTTCCAAGATATTGGCCTGTAGCCTTCCATGTGTGTATAAACGCTCCTAGCCATCTCCATAGCCCTAGCTTCGCATTTTTCATAAGACTTATACGGCCCTCGCTGATCTTCTAGCTGCCAACATTCGGTTGGATGAAAAATCATACAAGCTAGTACAAGGGCCTGATACATATCATTCCATCGGGTGTCTAGTAGGGTTCATCAAAAAACGTATCTCTGTTTCAATAACTGAGACGCGCCGGAGTAAATCAACAATTTTATCCATGTGCATACTGTTGCTTTGTGCAGCTTCAAACAAACCTTCAATAGACTCAGTATTGCGCTGAATATCGCGTTTCATATTTACATTTGCTTCAATCGCCATGCGACTAGACATTTCCTTCACAGTCTCTTCTAGCTGTGAAATTGTCTGCGCTTGCTGCCCAACCCACCAGACGCCGCCAGAGATTTGCAGGACCATTGCCACAACAAGAGCTACGGGTATGCGTAAGTTTTCCATTATTTTCTACTCATCCACGCTGTTGTGCCCATGTATGCGCCCACCACGCCAGCTTGCGCTATGTAGAAAAGACCCAGCAAGTCGGCTAAAGCTTTAACGCGATTGTCCGATATAACCGGTAAAAAAAGAACGATGCTAAATACAATCATGCTGCCCATAGCAAGCCAAGCCATGCGCTTTTGAGCGTCGCTTTTTTCCTCGCGAAGCTCCATTTCAATCATTTCTTTTTCTCGCGCCAGTTCCGCGTCTGTTACGATACCGTCACCGTCCAGATCGTGTTTATTATAACGGCTGTTGTTTTCTAACTTCTTCTGGGTCATAACATTATTGAAAACAAAAAGACAAAAAACACCAAGCTTAAAACTACTACGGTTGATACCAGCACAACCTGCTTCATGTTTTCCTCAAATTCCTTTGCTTCTTGCATTTTTTTCTTTCTTGCCGCTGCTGCCATTTCTTTTGCCTCCTGTATACGTCTAGCTCTCTCGTCTACAATTGATTTCCAAGTGCCGGGTCCAAACCGTAAGTCAACTAACTGGCTGATTTCATACATTTTTTCTTTAGCTAGCTTAGCGTCTATGATTTCGGAAGCGACCGTTTCTACACCAAACTGATCGGCTAGTCCGGCAGCGGACGCTTTTTTATTGCGCCGTTCTTGAACCTGCCTTTCGCCTTCAAAAAGTTTGTCTATATAGCCCGCAATTTCAGACACGTCATTAGCCGTGCCAATCGCTCCTTTTATGCCGTCTACAGCACTTTTAAACAGGGCTATTCCTGCTAAAGTCTCCGCAATCATTTCGCCCCCAAGCTAAAAAACTATGTCTTTTTCCGTTTTTTCTTCTTTGACTTACCTGCCTCTGACAAAGCAATAGCGATAGCCTGCTTCTGCTTGTAGCCCTCGTCCATCAGCTTGCTAATGTTCTTGCTGATAGTGGACTGACTTGAACCCCGCGTTAATGGCATTAGCTACAACTATTGTAGCCGCCACCCTTTACGGCAGCGCCCATGCCACGAGCCGTTGCACGACCCATGTTTACCGGAACCGTTACATCCGCGGTCTTGCCATAAGGAATGCGGCCCTGACCCTTGATATCAGCATATTCTACTGCCTTGGGTGCCGCACCCGGCTTATTTGTTACGATTTTTACTACGCTTTTCATTTACTGGCCTCCTCTGCCAAGTTTAAGTAATTCACGCTCCATAGCGGACTGAATACGTGCCTGTGTCTGCCGCTCTTGCGCCGCCAACCGCTGCTGGAACTGATCCGCCCGCAACTGCTG